CTTCCATAATGGCAACACCCAAACAGATCAGCGAACGAATAGACGCGCTCTTTGCAGAATGGAGCGGCGGCTTTACCCCGCTATTTTTCGCGGTGCTTGATATGAAGCGATTGATGGATATCAGAATATTTGGAATAGGTACAAGCGGCGGGAGCAATACCGCAGGACAGAAGCTACCAACTAAGCCATACACTCCTGCTTATGCGTTGATTAAGCAAAAGAACGGAAGACCACCATTAGAACTTACGGGCTTTTTAAGAAGGTCGTTTGGAAAAGACAAAGATTCTGTATTTAATCAGGGCTTCGGCTCAGCTATTTACATAGCAGCAGATGAAGCAGGAAAAGCAGAAGGCTTGCAAAAGCTATATGGACCAATCTTTCAACCAACAGACGAGGAGCAGAATAAAATGCTTGAACTACACGCAGAACTATTAGCGGAACAAATTGCAAACAATCTAAGCAAACCATGAATCTACTAAAGACCATAATTGAAAGACTTAACCAGCGCATTGAGGTTGCTAATATCTTCGATAAGCAGTTCAGCTTATGCGAGCTTAACGCAAACGGGAACGATAAGGCGTGGGTGCATTACATCGGCAACGGGCAGGCTGAGGTTGTTACCAACTTCGATGCAAAGAATGGAACGCTTTTCTGGGCAAAGCGCAGCAAGGTAACAGTTAACAAGACCGATGCGTACAAGATGAGCGGATGTAAGCAGTTGTATGTTACAACCTTTCCGCTTACCGCTTACGCCATCGTGCGCAAATCTCATCTACCTTGCGATAGCGAAGATGCGCAGGACTGGCTTGCTTCAAGAATCTACAAGCTCGCGAGTGGCACTGACCCACTATTCAAGCAGAGCATAGGGGTTATTAACTATGAGGTAGTACCAACGGGTTACATCAACGAGATTAAGACGCTAACAGCCAACTATGAATGGGCTTGCGTTAGTGTTGATATGGATGTGCAAGTAATCACATCGAGCGAAGATGGCTGCTATGATACCTGCGCAACGGGCGATATTCCGCTTCCTGACTTACAGCCTTGCACACCTTGCTTGACTGAGGTTGCTGTTGATGGCGTTACAATAACTGGCAACGGAACGGAAGCAGACCCATTGGTGGCAGTTGGCGGCGGCGGCGGCAATCCGCTGACAACACAAGATGAAGGCAGCAATGTTAGCACCAACACAACAACACTTAACTTCACTGGCGATGGAGTAACGGCAACGCTCACATCACCGGGAGTAGTTGAGGTTAATATTCCATCAGGAGGTGGCGGCGTTGGATCATTGCAAGATGTTACCGATGTTGGCAATAGCACAACCAACGACATTGACTTTATAGCAAATGCAGGACTGACCTTTGACAATGGTGCGCTATTCCGCAAAGGTACAACCGATGCAGGCAACGGCGGCGCTAAGGGCACTGCGCAAATCTGCTCAATAAGCTATGAGCTAAAGTGGGAAGCAGGGCGGCTTTACTATATGGAGCAGGATGGCTTCACGATTCGCGATGTAACGCATAATTTTACATTTGTACCTCAGCCAACAGATGATTCAACTAAGGGCTTCGTAGTGGGCTCGCGTTGGAGTTTAGATGATGGTACTGTTTACCTTTGCAGCGATGCTACAATCGGTGCAGCAGTTTGGGCGGTGGTAAGCACTGGCGGCGTTACTTCGGTAACTGCAACATCGCCAATATTCTCAAGTGGCGGCACTACTCCCGACATCTCAATTCAGCCTGCCAACTTATTCGATGATGGCTACCTTACCTCAGCGGATTTCACTTCATTTAGCAACAAGTTTGATGTACCAACGGGCACGAATACCGACTACCTTGATGGCACTGGAACGCCTACACCATTTCCGACCATTCCAAGCGGAACAGTAACATCGGTTAATTCAGGCATCAATATCAATGTTGACAATACCAACCCTGCTGCACCAATTATTAACTCCCTTTCTGATAGATATAAGACATCTTCAACAACATCGAACAGCGTAAGCAACGGCTCAAAGAGCTTCACTGTTGACTTGAATCTTTCTTATATACCATTGCAGGAGATACTTGTTGTGTTTGACCCTGCGCACCATATGCATGGCGAAGTAACATCTTATAACCCTGGAACGGGAGCGCTTGTTGTTGATATTAAGACTCATACTGGCAGCGGAACTTATTCATCATGGGTAATTAATCTCGATGGTACACCAGTGGATGCACTAACGGGCAGCGGCACGGCAAACGAGGTTGCATACTTTACAGCATCGAGGGTGTTAGCATCGCTGCCAGTTGCAACCTACCCAAGCCTAACAGAACTGAGCTATGTTAAAGGAGTAACAAGTGCAATTCAAACGCAGATAAACAGCAAGTTTAACACTCCGGCAGGCACTACATCGCAATATGTAAGAGGCGATGGCTCACTTGCTGCCTTTCCTAATGTGCCAGCTTTTTTGCCTTATATTACAGAGGTAATGTCGAGCTCTACTGCAACCAATAATTCTATTGAATACGTGGCATCGGTAAATAAAATCTATGTAACCAATGGAAGTAATAACGTCAATATATTTAATGCGACAACGGGCGAGCTATTGGCAACTGTTACCTTAACACAAGCACTAAGGGCAAGGTATATAAATAGCATTAATGAAGTATGGGTTACGAGCGTAAATGTGGCAAGTATAACAAGAATAAACCCAACAACAAATGCTGTTATTGGAACTATTACAACATCCATTGTAGCCAATGGTTTTGATATTTGTGAAATAAGTTCTACCAAAGTTTATGTGTCGATAAACGGAAGCGGTGGGGCGCAAAGAGTTCAAGTTATAAACCCTTCAACTTTAGCTTTTGTTGCTGATATTACAGCTTCTATACCCGGCTTTTGTAGCGGAATGGCTTTTAACAACAATCCTTCATCTGCCCAAAACGGAGTAGTGATATTAGGTAGTTCAGGTGGTGCTGTTACATTAATTGATTCAGCTACCAACACGGTAACGGTGGCAACAACTAATCCTGGTTCTGCTTTAAGTAATGTTTTTGAAATAATGTATTCTGCCGTTGATGATAAATATTATGTAAGTAGTCAAGCAAATAGTAGAGTAGTTTCTTTAAACATAACAGGAGCGACTACATTAACTTTAGACAAGATTAAATATAACGCTATTGCGAATATTAGTTTACAAATTGATGACGCTAACGATTTATTAATTATCAATCAAATAGCAAGCACCCCAACTCCTAATGTAATGTGCCACTTCATAAGAAAAAGCACATTTGAATCTTTATATAATATTATGACACCTGCACAGGGTGGTGCTAATACAAGGGCAGGTTTTGTAAGGGCTGATTTAGTAAACAAAAGAGTATTTTTAGCAGGTAGAAGTGCTTCATCAACAGCCGTTTTAACAGTAAAATATTAAAATATGAAAGTACAAATTAGAAAAGGTATTGTATTAGCATACGGTAAAGCATTAGAAGGAGATGATGTATATCAAGCTCCCGATGATTATTGCCCTGAAAAGTACACTTACACACCTATTGATATAGATGTGTTCAATCCTGATGGATTTATTGTTAACTTTGAAAACTCAAATAATTAATTATGGCAGGAATTAGAATAACAGACTTAACAGCGCTATCGAGCGCAGCAAATGGCGATTATCTTTGCATCGTTGATGTATCTGACACCTCGCAATCGCCTGAAGGTACGACTAAGAAGATTGAGGTTGGGAATATGTTTGAAAGCGGAACTTGGACACCGACCTTTAGTGATTTTAGTGGCGCAATAACAGCGGCAACATTAACTTCAGCTACTTATTCAAAGGTTGGCAATATTGTAACTTGTCAGATAAACTTAAGTATTACTATGGATTTTACCGCTCCAGTTAGTAGTGGGGAGTTTGAATTTACTTACCCTATCGCTACAACAACTGCAAATGGTGGTGGTTCGTTAAGTTCTAGTAACTTGGAAAATCAATTTAATGGTTCAGTAAGAAATAACAATATAGCAATATTTTCAGAAGATACCACTATTGACACTAATGCAACTTGCCACGCTCTATTCCAATATGAAATCAATTAGCCCCAAAGGCTTAGAGCTCATTAAATCCTTTGAAGGCTTGCGGCTGAATGCCTACCTTTGCGAGGCTAATGTGGCTACAATAGGCTACGGCAGCACCTATTATGCCAACGACCAGAAGGTAAAGATGGGCGATAAAATCACTAAAGAGCAGGCTGAAATTTTACTGCGTAAAACAGTGCGCGACTTCGAGCAGAATGTTAACGCGCTGCTCAACGGAGTGCAGGTCAACCAAAATCAGTTTGATGCACTGGTTAGCTTCGCCTTTAATCTTGGAACTGCTGCCCTTGCTAAGTCAACGCTGCTGAAATTAGTAAAAGCGAATCCAAACGACCCAGCAATCTCAAGGGAGTTCGGCAAATGGGTAAATGCAGGCGGCAAAAAGGTTAATGGCTTGGTAACGCGGCGGCAAAAAGAAGCAGAACTTTATTTTAAGCCCTTCGTATAACTACCCTATGCGGCGAAAAATAAGTAAGTCAAGACGGGCGCTCGATATTATCGTTAAATACTGGCGGTCCACAATAGGCTCATTAGTGGTATTAGCCTCCGTCTTTGCCCTTATTTTCAAGGCTATATCAACAGAAACACTTGCAGCGATTGTGGCAGCTATGATTGCCGCTGGTTATATTCCTAAAGCCAAAGAAGATGATAACTGAAAGAGCCGATACAATAGTTACTCTTGACACCTCCTGCATACTTGGTAAGGGCTGCAAGCTGCATACTCATTATGATGTTTGGATATACACCGAGCCTCTTGATAAATTCAGTATATTTGGCAAGTATTACGCGGTTGACCAATGGGGGCAAACCTTTGAGATTCCACCGCCGCAGTATAACTTACCACATCAAGAGACGCCTATGATTCACGACACTTACGCAAGCGATACAATCACTCCAAGCAACTCACCTTACTTGGCGCATCCTAAGCCATATCAGCGCATCGAGATAAAGCCTAAGACTATAATTAAGAACGAGCAAAATATTGATGCTCCAGTGATGGGGATGTTATTTTCCTTCACCATTGCACTAACAGCATACTGGCTGTACAACTCGCTATCTTCTTGGGGGAAACTTTACAATGAACTTCGCCAATGTCTCTACTATACATCTTAGAGAATAGTTTGGATTTGTTCTATGTTGTTACTGACTTAGAAGCAAAGATAATGACATCAAATAGCTTGTTCAAAAGCTATGCGAGCCACATACAGCCTAAGAAAATAACCGACATAGTAGATATTGAAACGGACCGCGAAGATTTAATCGAGGCAATAAAAAAAGCCATAAGCCAATCTCCTGAGCCAGTTAGAGTTTATGCTCGCACAAAGCATAAAAACCTAAGCCACCGCTATAATATTTGGAACTGCTTCGCTATTGGTGACCGCATCACCTTCTTAGGCATACAACTTGTCGATGTTACAAGCATCACTGCACACGAATATGAAAGGCAGCGTGCGCTCCTTGAGGAGTTTAGGTTTATGCTTAGCCATGAAATTAGACAACCATTTTCAAGCATCAATTCACTAACTAAAATGCTAAGAGATACACCGTCAGAAACAGAGCGAATTGCGCTGCTTGAGATGGTAGATGAATGCGTGTTGAAGTTAGATGACGCTATTAAAAACTTAGTACGAAAAGCATCACGAGAGATATGACCGCACAAGAATTAGATGAGCGATTAGTTATAATGACATCGCTGCACGTTATTGAGAATTTTATGCCCGTTTGTGTTGCACTTAATATATTAGAAGCTGAGGTAATCAATAAGCGCAAAATTTCAAAAGCTAAATCACAACTATTTAAACTTATAAAACATGGATTACACCAAGCTACTATTGGCAACTTGCCTCATACTGCTGCTGCTCTTAATTAAAACTTGCACCAGTCAGCCTGCGCCATGTGAGTTTAAATCAACGCGATTTGTTGACAGCACAGTTATTGCAACGCAGCGTAAGATAATAGCACAGAGCGGCTCTAAAGAGGCAATGCAGGCAAAGCAGATTGCAGCACTTGAATTGCAATTAGAGAATCCAACAGAAGTGGTGAAGTTTAAAACGCGCACAGTGTACAAGACCGAGATCAAAGTAGGCGACACTGTAATCATTGACCGCCATCCACATCTTAGATTGCCCATGAAATTCTACAAGGCTGAAAAGTTTTGGGTAATTGGTGGGTCGCTGACAAATAAAGGCAACTTGCAGATTGACTCGTTAATTATGAATGCCGATTTTACCTATGCCGTTGGTGATACCATTCGCAAAGGATTATTTAAGCGTAAGGATAAAGTTATACGTATGCGCATCGACAATCCTTCAATGCAGATTACTGGAATGAATAACATCTACATCAAAGAAGAAAAAAAATGGTATCAAACCACCGCTTTCAAGTTAGGTGTTGGAGCTTTAATCGGCTTCGGAGCTGCTAAAGCTGCGCAATAAGGACAAAATAAATAGGCTGATATTCAAGCACTTGCATTGCGAGATAAAATTATTTTGCATTTATTTTAGTTTATGTGTTGCAGATTCAAATAATGTTTTTATATTTGCCCTATAATTATTCAATCATTTACTCTTTCACACTATGAACAACTCACTAACAATCGAACAAGCTACTAAGTTATTTATTACAATGGTAAAAATTGAAATGCTTTTAAGCGGCAAATCATTTGAAGAATGCAAACCTATTGTAAAGCAAGCCTTAAAAGAACAAGGTTTAATGTAATCACTAATCAATCTAAATTTAATCAGGGCGGCTAATAACCGCCCACTATACTCAACCACAATGAAAACAACAAAAAATTATCAAGGCAAAACTTTTGAATTTATCAAAGCAAACGGAATGTACAAGGTTAGCGCAATCGGATTTGGAACTTACTGGTTTCAAACTACAACTTCAGTTAGAGAAGCAAATAGAATATTCAAGCAAAACTAAATTTCACTTAATCTATATACTCAACCACTATGAAAACCTATTTCAAATCATTCGACAACACACAATTTTGGCAGTACGACCACCTTCAGAACTTGCTTCTTTGCATAGTAGATGATGGCTGCAAGCAAGGCATCTTTCAAAGATGCGACCTCGATGCTATCAACGTAGTAAGGCAGTTCAGCAAAGAGGACATTCAAGATATCCCTTACTGCAATAGATTGTATTTTTCAAGCTCAAAAGCGGAGTTTCATAACAAGTACCGCAAAGTTTTTCAAGAGGCAATGATAGCCTTCGATTCAATTGTAATTTCAACTCAAAACAAATAATCACTATGGCTTTAACAGCACCCGTAGGGAATAACACCTCCCGAGCGATAGCACCTGAAGGCGCTTATCCTGCAAGATGTTACCAAATCGTCGACTTAGGTACGACAATGCAAACCGGACAATATCCCGGCAAAAAACGCAAAGTTCAATTCATATTCGAGCTGCCAACAGAGCTGCATGAATTTGAAAAAGGCGAAGGCTTAAAGCCTTTTTACGCTCGCGCAATCTACAACCTATCAATGAATAGCAAGTCGGTGCTAAGGCGCGACATCGAAAGCTGGGCAGGAAAGAAGATGGCTGACGACTTCGCAGCAACATTCGACATCTTCACCCTACTTGGCAAGGCGTGTATGCTTAACATCACCCACGTACAGAAAGGTGATGCAACCTATGCCAACATCATTGGAATATCACCGCTGCCAAAGGGCTTAGTTTGCCCTCCTGCATTTAATGAGCCTCTGACTTATAACACGCAGGACCATGACGAGGTAGCATTTTTAAAGCTGCCAGAGTTCATTCAAGATAAGATTAAGATTTCTGATGAGTATATTGCGCGAATCTCTAAGCCATTCACTCCGAATGTTACAGCACCAGCGCAAGATGCTTGGCTTGGCGAATCAGAAGAAGCACCATTTTAATAAACAAAAAAAAGGGAGCGCAAAGTGCGCTCCCAATTCAAACCGTCGTAAAACCTAAAACATGGAGACAAATATAGATAATTTAAATGACTTTCACAACGCGATAAATTCAGCCGAAGTGCTGCAATCGCAAGCAATGATTAAGGCAGCACCTGCCAAAATAGAGGACAAGTTCAGCTATGACCTGAGCGCCCACGCCATCAAGTCGGCAAACGATGCAATCAAGCACATTGAAACCCACCGCAAGATGCTAACCTTGCCGCTTGATGCTTTCAAGAAGCAGCTAATGGACATCGAGAAAGCAGCAACACAGCCGCTCAAAGACTTCATCGACAACCGCAAAGCATTGATGGTGGAATATTCCAACGAACTGGAGCGCATCAAGGCTGAGGCAGATTTAAAGATTGCAGCCCAAGCGAAGGCAGCACTTGCGAATAGTGGCGCTGGAACTGTTGCCGATATTATGGCTCACTTCACCGATGCAATGACCGCAACAACGCTTAACAACGACCACACCAAGAACATCCGCATAAGCAAAAGAGCTGAGATGGTTGGCGAAGTTGATTGGTCAACAGTGCTGATGACAATAATGAAGGCAGAGATGTTCGATGTTACCGAGCTAATGCGCAAGCTGCCAAAAGCAATGGAGCTCACTGGCACTGCCAACATCAAAGGAATTAAATTAACCGAAGTTAAAACACAAGTAATAAGATGACCTACCTATCCAACATCATAGAGGAGTTCAACGAGTTCACTGAATACTTGAACAAGATAACCACCATAAGAGACACTAAGACGCTTAAAGAGAAGCTAAAGGATGCAGTAGTCCAAGCGTACTCAAACGGCTACCACGATGGGCAGCAAGCAATGGCTGACAGACTACCTAAGCCAACCGATACTGGAGGCGATTCAGGAGGAGAGCAATACTATGAATCGCTATGACCCGCGACCACTACAATTCAATTGATGCAATCAACGCATCATCAATCAAGAGACACTACACTGGCAGCATTCAATTTGCTGCCGGTGCTCTTGAGAGAGGCGCAGAGTTCCACAGAAACCTGCTTGAGACCGAGCCAAGTGAGATGCTGCCACAAGCTAAGGAAGTGCACCAAGCCATCATCAAGCACCCAATGCTTAGCCTGATATTTGAAAGGTCGGCAAAGGAGATAACCTTCATCAAAGATATTGAGATTGATGGGCAACTTATAGCAGCAAAAGGCATACTCGATATGCACTGCCCTGAGTTTCAAATCAACGCAGACATCAAGACAACTTCCTGCACTAATCTACGCACATTCGCTGCCGATATGGTCAAGCACTACAATCACATTCAAGCAGTTTGGTATAGTTACCTCACTGGATTTCCGCCAACAAACTTCTATTATATAGGAGTGCCCAACAAGTTCAAAGGTGAGCTTTTTATTTACCGACATACACAAGCAGAAATAGATGCAGCAGAACAACTCATTAGAGAGTTCTTGGTCCTGCGAAGGATTTGAGAACTACCCATTCAACAACGTGATGCATTACTTTCTGCATCGCAAGTTCAGATACATAGAGATTCATCAGAGACACCTTAGGATGTTTTACAACAATGTTGAGAATATGACTGTGTTTGTCACCCTCGCCGAAGATGTGCGATATGTTGAGCACTGTTGGTCTGCAAAAGGCAGGATCGAATACCACTTTAACCCACTAATAACCGACATTTATTCCGTAGAAAAATGACACTTACTCCAGTAGAATGGCTCATCCAAGAGTTTAAAAAGAACGGCAAAGCAGTTGAGCACTACGACCTGCTTCAGCAAGCCAAGAGAATTGAAAAGCAGCAGATAATAGACAACTGCAACGAATGCGCAACCGATATATTTCGGGGGCAAATCGCCATCGGAAAGTCTGTTGGTGAACAATTTTACAATAAAAAATATAGCAAATGAACGTACTTTCACTATTTGACGGAATGTCTTGCGGTCAGCAAGCTCTTGAAAGGTCAGGAATTAAAGTAGATAATTACTATGCGTCTGAAATTGATAAATATGCAATCAAAGTAACAATGGCGAACTATCCAAACACAATCCAATTAGGTAGTGTTGTTGGTGTTGATGGTTATAAATTGCCTAAAATTGATTTACTTATTGGTGGTTCACCTTGTCAATCATTTTCATTTGCAGGTAAGCGAAAAGGAATGGCTACCAAGTGCGAAACTGAGATTTTAACCCTTGAGCATTATTTGCAATTGAAGTTAGAAGGTTACGAATTCGAAGGGCAATCTTATCTTTTTTGGGAATATATGCGTCTGCTTAACGAGTGTAAACCAACTTACTTTCTACTTGAGAATGTTGAGATGGGCGAAAAATGGGAAAAGGTATTGAGCAAAGCTATTGGAGTGAATGGCATACATATAAACTCTGCTTTAGTATCAGCGCAAAACCGAAAACGAATTTACTGGACAAACATAGGAATGCAGCCCTCAGGATTGTTTGGTGATTTAGAAAGCATAATTAAACAACCAAAAGATAAAGGTATTTTGCTTCGCGATGTTCTTGAAAATGAAGTTGATGAAAAGTATTTTTTGAGTGAGAAGATGGTAAATTGTTTAGTGAATAGAAAAAAAACAGAAAGTTATTCCCCTTGTAAATTTGAACCTATTGAAAAGCCATTTGAAGAAAAAAGCAGAACAATTAATCAAAGAATTGCTAAAATGGGTGATGCAGATAATTACATAAAAATTGACAAAAAAGGAAACATTAAAGACAATCAAAATAAAGCAAGTACTTTTACCGCAGGTGGTAATTCAGGCGGTAATCATTCTGATATGGATTTAATTGTCCACAACACAATGCCAAGAAGCGGAGATCCCAAGAAAGGTGGTACTGGGCATTTAAGCAGAAACGATGGTAAGACTTATTGCTTAGATACTGGCAATACTAATGCGGTGGAGATAGTGGCAATGATTAATACATCACGCATCCGCAGACTAACACCTATCGAATGCGAAAGATTACAAACTGTTGCAGATAATTATACTAACCACGTTAGCGATAGCCAACGATATAGGATGCTCGGAAATGGATGGACTGTTGATGTAATTGCTCATATATTTTCTTACTTATGATACTCCGCCCGTACCAAGAACGCTTCATCAATAACATCAGCGAAAAACTGCGCAGCCATCGAAAGGTTGTTGCGCAGCTCGCAACTGGAGGAGGCAAGACTGTTTGCTTTTCTGCGATATGCGACCGCTTCTGCGCTAAGTCAAGCCAAGACATACTTATACTCGTCCACCGCGAAGAACTGCTCACACAAGCGACGAAAGCGATTAAACAACCAACGCAGCAAGTAGTGGCAGGAATGCGCAACATTCCTCCTGCAAGAGTTTATGTCGCAATGGTCGAATCGGCTTACAAGCGGCTGCACCAATTCACTAACATTGGAATGGTGATAGTTGATGAGTGCCACATCGGCAACTTCACCAAAGTAATCGACCACTTCAAAGACCAGTACATAATCGGCTTCACTGCAACACCACTGGCAGCGAAAAAGACCAACCCACTGCGCAACTATTTCTCTGACATCGTTTGCGGCATCGATATTCCTGAGCTTATCGATGCAGGCTTCCTATGCCCTGAGCAAACTTACTCCGCTGCCAAGATAGTGGAACGGGCAAAGCTAAAGATGACAGCAGGCGATTTCGACCAAGCGCAGATGGGTGCAATGTTCAAAGAGCCTAAGTACATCGACTCCACAATCAACGCATACAAGCAGCACTCACTCGGTCGCAAAACAATTATCTTCAATTGCAATGTAGAACATTCCCAAGCGGTCAATGCTGCTTTCCAAGCGCAAGGCTTTAACTCGCGCCACCTCGATGCTACCTCAGCAGACCGCGAGGACATACTCCAATGGTTTGCTAATACTCCCGATGCCATCTTAAACAACATCGGCATTGCCACAACTGGTTTCGACCAACCCGACATCGAGACAGTAATAGTCAACAAAGCAACTGCTTCAATGCCGCTATGGTTGCAGATGTGCGGCAGAGGAGCAAGACCGCATCCAGTAAAGCTCACATTTACCATCATCGACTTAGGCGGAAACTGCTTAACTCACGGCTCTTGGGCTTCCCCTCGCAATTGGGAGAGTATTTTTCACAATCCTAAGAAGCCGGGCAATGGAGTTGCGCCAGTGAAAGAGTGCCCGAAGTGTCAAGCACTACTGCATACATCTAAGATGACCTGCACTTGCGGCTATGAGTTCCCGAAAAAGATTGTGCTTGATGCAGGCATTGAAGATTTTATCCTAATGACAGAGAGTGTTGACATCAAAAAGCTCATCGCAATGAACTCAAACCACAAAGAATACCGCTCGCTTTTTGTTTCCGTTGAGCACGTAGCTTATATGGCAAAAAAAAATATCAAAAAAATAAATTCTGATAATTACTTGCACATTGAAAAAAAGAATCACGAAATTGCGAGGCTCTGGTGCAAGGAAAAAAACAAGAACTTTAACCGCTTTCACCGCGAGTTAGTAGACAATAAATTAAAAACCACCCTAAAACAATTATACAATGCAGATTTCCTACTACAAGAACATCAGCTCTAAGCAAGATGTCGACATCGAAATAAACTCATTTCTTGAAGGCATCAGAACTGGAAGATGGCAAGACATAGTGCTCGAAACAAGAGCAGCACCAACTAAAGAAATAAAAGACTTAAAGAAATTATCAGCTCCAATTGTATTAATTAGCGGTTCATTTTCAGACCGCAAAGATGAGGCTCTAAGAGCACACTCAGGATTTATCGCAATGGACATTGATAAAATCGAGAATGTTGAAGATGTAAAAAAACTTTTAAGCAATGACCCTTATACCTACGCTGCATTTACTTCGATAGGAGGTAGTGGCTTATGTGTAATAGTTCGCATCGATGGTAGCAGGCATCTTGATGCTTTTAATGCAATAGCTTCTTACCTCTACAATTCTTATCAGCTAATAGTTGACCAATCCTGCAAGAATGTTTCGCGATGTCGCATAGTTTCTTATGACCCTTTTATGGTCTTAAATACTAAGGCGCAAGTATTTAAGAAGTACCTACCTAAGAAAAAGGAAATCAAGTATAACAAGGTTGTAGTAGTTAAAACCGACTTTGATGCAATGATTGCTGAAATGGATAAGAAGCAGGTCAACTTATGCGAAGATTACAGCGATTGGATTTCTATTTGCTATGCGCTTGTTTCGGAGTTCGGCGAGCAAGGGCGCGACCACTTCCATACTTTATCTTCTCACTCCTCCAAGTATAACTCCGATGATTGCGATAGGCAGTACACCGCTTGCCTTAAGAATCACAGCGAATCAAAAGGCAATAAGTCAACCATTGCAACTATCTATTACCACGCAAAGCAAAACGGAATCGATGCTTACACTAAAGACACTAAAGAGATAATGCGAGCAGCAACTTCTCAACGTGCCGCAGGAATTGCACCTGATGACATTGTTAAAACACTTGAGAAGTTTGGCGGCTATAATCTTGAGCAAAGTGCTGAGATTGTTAAGCAGATAGTAAGCAAGGATATCAAATATAAATCGGAGAATGTAAGTGCTGATATAACAGTATTCGTTAAGACCTTTCCCCTTCGCAAAAACACAATAACTCGCAACGTGGAGCTTAACAATAAGCCGATTGATGATAGCGATATAAACTCAATCTTCTTAGATTCTAAAGCAGTTTACAAAGAGTCAACTAAAGATTTAATCACATCAATTCTATTCTCAAATCGAATTGAAACTTACAACCCACTACACGAATTTTTTGAGCAAGACCTGCACATCGGAGATGACTGCCCTAACATTGCGCTTCTACTTTCAAGCATTGACTCAGATACTCCAAACGCTGATAAGTTTATTCTTATTTGGCTTTTATCAGTAGTTGCCTCCGCTTATGGTATTCACTCGCCATTAGTGCTAATATTCTGCGGTGAAAAGCAAGGCACTGGCAAGACACATTGGTTTAGGTATCTTCTACCTAAAGAGCTGCGCTTCTTATTTGCTGAGAGCAAGATGGATGCTGGAAAAGATGATGAGATACTAATGACCAAAAAACTAATAATACTTGATGATGAGTACGGCGGCAAATCCAAGAAAGAGGAGAAGCGGCTTAAGGAACTTACCTCTAAAGAGTTTATCAATGTGCGCGAGCCATACGGCAGAGTATCAACTGACCTTAGAAGGCTCGCAGTATTCTGCGGCACTTCAAACGAAATGCAGATACTTTCCGATCCAACGGGCAACCGCAGGCAGATTCCAATTCACATCAGGAACATAAACCACGAGTTCTATAATCAATGCGATAAGGTTGCCCTTTGGCGCGAGCTGTACGCAATGTTTTGCGCTGGAGCAGAGTACACCATACTTAAGGAAGACATCGCGCTTTTAAACCAATCAACCGAGACCTTTAAACTTTCAACACCTGAGGAAGATATGATCCATAAGAAGCTTGAAATTGCAACAACCGCTTTCGGAGAGTGGATGTCGCTTACTGAAATCGCACAGTATTTAATGGTTGATACTAAAATAAATTATCTCAATACTCAGCGTATTGGTTCAATCCTCACATCGCTCGGATATGCCAAAGACCGCAAGCGCAGAGGGCATTCTATTGTTATGATGTATTATGTTAACAAGCTCAACAGCCTTTAATTTGTTGCAGCTTGTTGCAGCTTACTCATTTTAAAGCTGCAACACTTTTGCTCAATGATACCAAGCCATTCAGCGATTTGTTGCAGCTACATCTTAATAATCTATTAATAACAGAGATATATATACACACACACATTATGCACACACACACACACACATATAGTACTAAGTACGTTTTTTTTAGGCACAAGCTGCAACAAATAGCTACTTCCTTAGAGGCTGTAAGTGTTGAGGTGTGTCGCACCCCCTTTTTTTTGTTGCACCCTCAAAGCAAGCTGCAACAAATATGAGCGAAGCATCAATCCAATCTAAAGCGTTCCAAAACTTATGGAATAGCCGCCCCGACCTACGTGGGCGCGTCTTTGCGATAAATAATAACTCAGTAGGAGGCGCAAGAGGCTCAATCAATAAAGCATTAGGGGTTGTAGCAGGCGTAGCCGATATGTGTTATTTGAAACCCGAAGGGCAGACTTGTTGGATTGAATGGAAGATAGAAAGCGGAAGGCAGTCGCCTGAGCAGATAAAGTTCCAACAGCTATGCCTTTCGCTTGGGCACGAATACCACATTGTAAGAAGTGAGGCAGAATTTCTTGCAGTGATATTGCACAATCAAATAATTTAACTACCTTTGCATCCAATGGAACAAACCAAGATAGAACGTAGAGGTGGAGTGCGCGAAGGTGCAGGTCCACCATTTGCATACGGCGAAGCAACCTGCAACCTCACAGTGAGGATTCCTGCGAGTAGAAAGCAGGAAGTGCGCGAGATGATTAAACAATACTTACTTCAATATCGTGTCAATGCAAAAAAATAGATGGCGCAGCGGTTACTTCGTTATCGAAGATGAGCACTTTGTTGGTTACTTGACTATAACTGGCAGTGCTCAGGATGCCCTTGTAAGATTCGGCTTAGAAAGGATGCAGCGCATTATTGAAGATTCACAAGATATACAAGTGAAAGTACCTAACGAATACTTAATCGGAATGCTTACGCACGATGATAACGGCTACCTTACCGCTGATGTGATAATGTACAACAAGGTTGTAAGATTGAAGCTCACACAAGAGCAGATTGAATATAGTAAAAATATATCTTTGTAAAACTTATGCCACTATTTCAAGGAGATACCCAAGCAATAATCGCAATGAACATTCGCAAGTTAATAAGCGAAGGATATCCTGCTGCGCAGGCAGTAGCAATTGCAGAAGCAGAGGCTGCTAAGAGCAGAAAGAAAAAATGAAGATATGCAAGCAATAGTAGCTAAGATAAGCGATGTAAAAGTAAACCCAAACAATCCTCGATTAATTAAGGATGATAAGTTTGCTAAGTTGGTGCAGTCAATTAAAGACTTACCTCAGATGCTTGCCATTCGACCTATCGTAGTTAATACCGATATGGTTGTACTTGGCGGCAATATGCGCTTAAAGGCTTGCAAAGAAGCAGGATTGAAAGAAGTACCTATCATCATTGCAGATAACTTAACAGAGGAGCAGCAGCGCGAGTTCTTAATTAAAGACAATGTGAGCGGTGGCGAATGGGATTGGCAGATGCTTGCTAATGATTGGGATACTGAGCAGCTTAATGATTGGGGCTTGGATATTCCAAACTTTGAGCCTGAACAAGTACTCGAAGCAGTTGAGGATGAGTTTGAAGTTCCTGAAGGCGGCATTGAAACCGACATCGTACTTGGAGACCTATTTGAGATAGGTGAGCATCGTTTGCTTTGTGGGGATAGTACTGATATTCAAAAGGTGGAAATGGTTTTAAATGGAGCAAAAGCTGACTTGTTAACCGACCCTCCTTATGGAATTAATATTAACATGAATATGGGAAGGCTTAAAGGCCAGCCTAAAAAATTTGAAGAAAAAGATTGGGATAAAGGCATCCCTGAATTTTTTGGCATTTTACCATTATTCAACAAACAAATAATTTGGGGCGGTAATTATTTCGCAGACAGATTAACACCTACAAAAGATTGGTTATGTTGGTACAAAAAAACAAAAGGTTTAGACTTTGCTGAATTTGAACTTGCTTGGACTAATTGCGGGATGAATGGAAGGCTTTTAGAACATCATTGGTCAGGTGAAAAAAAACTACACCCAACAATGAAACCTGTTCCAGTTATATCTTGGTGTATTGAATATTTAGATTCAAACGTAATATTTGACTTATTCCTCGGCAGCGGCTCAACAATGGTCGCATCTCATCAGCTTCAACGCAAATGCTACGGGATTGAACTTGACCCAAAGTACTGCCAAGTGATTATCGACAGGATGCTTAAACTTGACCCATCGCTTA